AGAATTATATCAAGAAGAGTTGTGGGATATATTTAACCTGGAGACAAAATTATTTCCGTGTCTAGTTGATATGAGATTCAAAGGTGTAAGGGTTGATTTAGAAAAAGCAGACAATATTAAAAAATCTTTGATACACAAAGAGAAGAAAATATTAAGTAAAATCAAAGCTTTAACAGGAGTTGATATAGAAATTATGGCAGCTCGTAGTATTGCAAAAGCATTTGATAAATTAAAACTTCCATACGACAGGACAGAAAAAAGTAAAGAGCCAAGTTTTACAAAAAACTTTTTACAAAATCATCCACACGAATTACCAAAAGCAATTGCTGAAGCAAGAGAACTTAACAAAGCTCACAGCACATTTATTGATTCAATAACTAAACACGCAGTTGATGGTAGGATACACGCAGATATAAATCAAATAAGATCTGATGCTGGTGGTACCGTAACGGGTAGGTTTAGTATGTCTAATCCAAACTTGCAACAGATACCTGCAAGACATCCAGAACTTGGTCCTTTGATTAGATCTATATTTATTCCAGAAGAAAAACATACGTGGGGATCTTTTGATTACTCACAACAAGAACCTAGAATATTAGTGCACTATGCAAAGTTACAAAACTTATCTGGTGTTGATGAAATTGTAGATGCATACAATACTGGTGATGCAGACTTCCACCAGGTTGTTGCTGATATGGCAGGTATAGAACGTAAGCAAGCCAAGACGATCAATTTGGGTCTTATGTATGGGATGGGTAAAAATAAATTAATGGCCGAATTGGGTCTAATGAAAGACTCCGCAGAAAAACTAATTAAACAATACCACAACAGAGCTCCATTCGTAAAACAATTGATGGACAATGTATCTCGTAAAGCAAATGACAGAGGTAAAATTAGAACTTTACTAGGTAGAGCGTGTCATTTCGATCTATGGCAACCTGTTCAATTTGGTGTATTTAAACCTTTACCGCTAGAACAAGCGAGAAAAGAATATGATGAGCCTTTGAAACGTGCGTTTACGTACAAAGCTCTTAATAAATTAATACAAGGAAGTGCTGCAGATATGACTAAAAAAAGTATGGTTGCATTGTATGAAAATGGTATAATACCTCACATACAAATTCACGATGAAGTGGATATCTCTGTTGAGTCTCCAGAAAAAGCAGAACAAATTATAAGCATAATGGAATCAGCAGTAGAGTTAAAAGTTCCAAACAAAGTGGATTACGAACAAGGAGATAACTGGGGCGATATTAAATAATGGCTTTATTAAATGCAGATATACCACCCATTTATTGTAAAGTACGGAAGGAGTATCTTTATGACTTTAAAAAACATCACGGAGAAAGTGAAGAGTGCGTGGTCTTCGGCCTCACAAGTATGGCAGGCGCCGCAACACTATTTCACATTATGCTACCAAATGGTGCGGTCTTTTTTAGGCTGCCTATCTCAGCGTTTTTCCAAAAGGATTTCGATAGAGCCGAAGTGCCAGATATGTCTGTCGACACGCTTCAATTGTGGAATAGTTTCAGCTATTATCCTAGCGTGCATATGTTTAATTATCTAACATCACAACGCGGTAAATACTTCGGAAAAGATAAAAAATTATAT